CGTGCAAGGCGGCCAGCAACTGGCCAGCATCGATGCCACCGACATCCTGCGCCTGGAGCACATCGACATCCTGGGCGCGCTGATCGATGACATGGAGTTCAAGCTGCAACCGATCCGGCTGCCCGGAGACCAGGCCGCCGACGATTCGCCGCTCTACTTGTTCTTGGTCACCAATCGCCAGTGGCAGTCCATCCTCACCAACGCGACCGCGCAGACGCTGCAATGGCGCACCTTCCTGCAAAACGCATGGAATCGCGCGAGCTCGTTTGAGGGTGGCAAACGCCATCCGCTGTTCTCCGGTGATGCGGGGGTCTGGCACAACATCCTGGTGCGCAAGATGGACCGGGCGATTCGGTTCAGCCCGGGCGATTCGGTTCAGTACTGCACTTCGGCCGGGCAGGCGACGGCGATCGAGACGGGTGTCACGGTCAACAGCATGGCTTCGGGCTATCACGTAGACCGTGGGTTGTTGCTGGGTGCCCAGGCCCTGGCGCACGTCTACGGGCGCAACCAGGGCTCGGACACCTATGCAAACTGGATGGAGCGTCGCTACAACTTCGAGCGCAACCTGGAGGTGGCAGGCGAAGTGATGGGCGGCAAGGCCAAGCTGCGCTTCTCGGTGCCCGATAGCCATGGCGACAAGATCCCGACCGATCACGGGGTGATTGCCATCGACACCACGGTCAACACGAATCTCACCTGATAGGGGCCGGGCCGCACAGGCCCGCCACCTTTTCAGTCCAATTCAAGGAGTTATTCCATGGCTAATATTTATGCCCCTGACTACAACCAAAAGCCCCTGCATATGTCGGAATACGGCAACGCATGGGCCGAGGACTACTCAATCACTGCCCAGCCCACCAAGAACGACGTCATGTTACTGGGCATCATTCCCGCAGGTGTTCGGGTGCAGACGGTCATCCTGAAAAACGGCGCGGCCGGTTCATCGGCGACCGTCAGCCTGGGCTTTCTGCCCTTCGAAGGCGACACGCCCACCGCCGACGATGATTACTGGATCACGTCGGGCGACGTTGAGAACGCCGGCAGCATCCAGTCCGTAGCCCCGGCCATCACGTTTGACCGACCCGTCAAGCTGGTGATGACGGCGACTGGCGCGAATTGGGCCGCCAAGTCGCACGAAGTGGTCGTCACCGGCATGGTGGTGGGCGCGCCGTAACGGCAGGCGGGTCCAGTCGGGGCCGGGCATGGTGCCTGGCCCCTTTCTTTTCCAAGGACATCGAGATGGATGGAGATCAACTAACCTCGCTGGGCGGGGTGCCGATCGAGTACGTCGGCAAGAAGCCCAATAAGGTCGACAACATCGCAAACACGGGGCTGACCTGGACGCCTGGCCAGATTCACATCGTGCCGCCCCTGGTGGCGCTCAAACTGCTCGTGCCCGACTACGCGGACATTTGGCGTGAGGCCGACCTGCAGGCGATGGAAGAGGACCCGTCGCGGGTGGGAATCGTCGTCGAGACCGAACACCTCGAGATGGGCAAGCCAGAAACCAGCCAGGAGCCCGAGCAGGTCCCGCAGACCTTCGATCTGCCCAACCTGCACGGCATGACGAAGTCGGACCTGCAGACGTTTTCGGCCTCTCAGTTCAATTACCAGCTGGCGTCAGCCATGAAAAAGGAAGACATGATCAACCAGATCGTGACGCTGGCCAACAGCCGGGCAGCAACTGGCGAAAACCTGTAATCGGAGATCGTCATGACGACAACAGTCAAGGACTTTCAGCGGTTCGTTGTCCCGTATATCGCCGGCGCGCCGATTCCGGCCGTACACGACGAGATCATGGGTGCAGCCATCGAGTTCTGCAGACGCACCCGGGTCTTCACCGAGTGGATCGAGGTCAACTTGACCGAACACGTGGGCAAGTACACGATCACGCCGGCCGCGCAGAACGTGCAGGTGACCGAGACCCTGAGCGCGTGGACGAGCGCGGGCAAACTGTATCCGGCCACTCGGCCGGAGCTCGATGTCTGGTATCCCGGCGGCTGGATGGATCTGGAGACCGACGCCATCGACGGGATCGCGCGCTACCATTGCCCGCTGCCCGATACGATCCACATCGTGCCTGCGCCGAGTTTCACCCAGGCAAGCGCCCTGAAGCTCGAGGTTGCCTTGTCGCCCATGCCGACATCCACGGAGCTGCCCGACATTCTGCTCAATCGCTACTGGCAGATCATCCGCAACGGCGCCCTGGGCCGGCTTCACCAGCATCCGGAAAAATACGCAGACCCGAGCCGCGCGGCTGCCTACCTGGAGCTGTTCAATTCAGAGGTCAACCGCCTGACCGATGAGCCCGTGCATGGTTACAACCGCAACGTGCTGCGCGTGCAGATCGAGGACTGATCATGCTCGCCAAGGATGTGATCGAGCGCGCGCGGATCATCCTGCAAGACGCGGGCTCTGACTACTGGGAACAGACCGAACTGCCCAAGTGGCTCACCGACGGGCGCAAGGAAGCCTACAACCTGCGCCCGGACCTGTACCAGAAAACCGAAGTTGTCACGCTCGATGAGGGCTACGCGCAGGAGCTGCCAAACGGTTCGCGAAAGCTCTTTGAGGTCATCCGCAACGCGTCGCACCCAGATAAGCGACGCATCACGCTGGTGGACGACGACACGCTGTCTCGCCATCGACCGAAATGGCGCAGCGAAGACCCGGCCGATGAGATCATCCACTACCTGTACACGGAAGCCAGGGCGGGGGTCTACGAGGTCTATCCGCCAGCCAATGACGACCCGGTCACCATAGAGATCTGCTACGCGAAGATCCCCGAGGATATCGCCACGTACAACAGCGATACGCAACTCAAGGAAGAGGGCGAGTACGCCCAGGCGCTGGTGGACTACATCCTGTATCGCGCGTTCCTGAAGGAATCCGACACGGTGCCCGTTTCATTTCAGCGCGCCGCCCAGCATTATGCCGCCTTCAGGGCGGCACTGACCGGGCAACTGATCGCTCAAGAGGGGTGACATGGCGCTCACGCAAATATCACGCATCGCCTCGACCACGGGCGACACCTGGCAAACCATCATCACCGGCCCGGCAAACGTGACATCCCTCACGATGTCGGCGCGCTCGCTTGGGGAAACCCGGGTCGCTGTGGCCCTGAAAAAAGATGATCCGCCTGGCATTGCCTACATCGTCCCTGGAGACGCCCTGCGAGAGGGGGCGTCTGCCAGGTTGCGTCTGCCCTCAATCGTGCTCGAGGCAGGCGATGAGTTGCAGGTGCGCTCATCGGGCCTGGTGGACTGGATCGCTTCCGCCGTAACCATATCCTGAGGATTGGCAAATGTACGACTTTCACAAACACGCAGCCGGCCAGGAATCGCCCGCGGACAATGCGTTTGAAATCACAATCGATGCCGACCTGCCCGTCATCACGCGGGCCGTGTACGTCGGCTCCAAGGGCGACCTGGCCGTGCGGATGAAAAGCGGCGACGAGGTGACGCTCAAGAACGTCCCGGCCGGCACCTTGCTGCCCATCCGCGTCGTGAAAGTGCTGGTGGCTAGCACCGCATCCTCATTGGTGGGGCTGTACTGATGATTGGCGTGAATATGGGCATCTTGGGACTCATATCGACCCTTGCCCGGTATCCCTTCGACGGGGAGAGCGACTGGGATTTTGCCATCGCCACCGAAACACCCCCCGAGGTCACGCCAAATGTGTCGATTGTGGACGAGTTCTGGCCCACGCAGCGCGTACATCAGGTCACGTCGCTGGCGACCCTTCTGCCTGCGGCCGGCACGCTCTTTGTCGAGCTGGAAAGCGACCTGCCGTACCCGGTCATCAAGCTGGCTGGGGACATGTGCAGCGTTGACATCGGCGGCACCTACATCCGATCGCGTGGCTTTCTCGACGATGTCGTGGTGGGTGGAGCCCCCGGGCGCAACAAGTTCGTCTTCAGCTACTCGGGCAGCACGGCCAGGCTTGTTGGGGCCGGTAGCTACGTGCAAACCGCCTTCGAGCGGTCCCTTATCACCAAGATGCTGATCTACCCGGGCGCGAAGATCTACCGCATCAAGTTCATCCCCCAGTACTTCAGCGAGCAAGAGGCCATCGACCTGGTGGGCCAGGCCGACCTGTACCCAGCAGGCCTGGCCATCACGGATGACGCCGGCCAGTACCTCACCGATGACCTCGGCAACCAACTCATCACGGGCTAATCACCATGACTGACATCACCACACAAGACCTTCCCGACGC